CATCAGCGATAGCCTGCACATTAGGAACATTAAACCAAGTGTGTTGCCCTGCATCCCAAAGCGGTTGCCCATTCACAAGGAAAGAATCAGGAGAAGCAAGTTCCGCAGAAGCAGCAAAGTTAGAAGTAATAATCGGCACGCCACAAGCCTGAGCTTCAATCTGTGGCACACCAAAGCCTTCACCATAGTTAGTAAACAAGCCGACATCCCAACCAGAATAAATTGCAGCTAAAGTCTCCTGGCTAATTCCATACTGATAAGCAATAGGATCAACAAACTTCACCTTCTCCTGTGCAACACCACAAGCAGCAAGAATGTTAGGCAAAACAAACCCCGACTGCTTACCATAAGGCTCAGTATGTAGATAAAGCATCACATCATCATGCTTCTGAGCAAAGATAGCGAAAGCAAGAAAATTCTCTGCCACCGCTTTACGATGAATAAAGCCACCTGCCTTATTAGCAAAATTCATGCCAACAATAAACTTATCTTCCCCACCACAAAACTCTCGACCCGAAATCCCTTCAGGCAAAAACTCTGTCGGCTTAAAAACATTAGTGTCAATAGCGTGAGGAACATACTCAGATTCAATACCCGCCTGCTCAATCATCGCCTTACCAAACTGACTCATAGCAATCGGAGTAACATTAGGCTTCCTCAACCACTTCAAAACATTCTCAGGGGCAGGCTGATGATCTATTGGAACCCATGAACCAATCGGCAAAGAATCTAAAGCAGGATTATCGAAAACCCAAACATCATAAAGCGTAATCATAAACGAAGGCAGTTTAGGATTCTCAGCCTTCCAATGCGCGTAATGCAAAGGCATAACATCAGTCGAATATTGATTCATTCCCCTGCTGTAATGAGGGATAAGTCCCGACCCTGTTTCGATAGTAGAGTTCACACCCTCACCACCATAATTAGACAGCATCGCAACCTTATGCCCATCAGCAACTAAACGCTGAATAACTTGTTTCGATTGAGTGCCATAACCAGTCGGCTGATTAAGAGAATTTGAATACCATGCAATAGCAGCTTTAGAAGTCATGCCCTCTAGCCTATAAGAAAAACCCCCCAAACCTTGTGAGTTTGAGGGGCTTTCTAGAGGAGAGTTATTAGCTCGCTCCACCCTTGAACTTCTTGATGTTGGCAGTCTGCACAAGTGCACCGTCAATTCTCCAAGTTGCTCTCCAAGTAGCCAAGTCGTTTCCGAAGGCGAAGTCGTCTGACCTGTCGACCTGCAAATTTCCAGCGTTTCTAATATATAAACTCTTGAGATCTCCAACAGCAACAGAGTTAGCACCAACAGCAGGTGAAGGCATCGAAGGAGTCTCAATAACCTGAACACCAAGGATAAGGTCACGCTTGTCTTGACCTAGACCAATGTCGAACAAGTAACGACCATAAGAGTCCTTGAGCTTACGCAATGCTGCAATAGAAGTGCTGTTTGCAAGTAGAGCGAAAGAAGGCTTAGCACGAAGTGCACCATCAAGGCTGTAAACAAGATCAACAATATTGTCAGCAGTGAAAGCACCTGACACACCAGTTGAACCAGTAACACCAGTTCCAGCAACAGGAAGGAAACCAGTAGGCTCCACAGTTCCAGTTCCGTTGATTAGCTTGTTACCGATTGCGTTTCCGAAAGCGTTACCAAACTGGTCAGCCAAGAAACCAACAATGTCAACACCTGCATCCAAAACTAGTTCGCGTGAAAGTTGTGCAAGAGCAGAGAACTTGTATGCAGAAAGAGTTGTGAAAGCGTTGAATGTAGGCTCAGAAGTTCCGATTGAAACTCCCTGACCAACGATAGTCGCGGTTGAGAAACCAGACTGTGAAGGAATCTGCAAGTTTTCACCTGAAGAAGTGTTGATTACAGTTGCGTAATCAAGTAGAGGGTTCACTAGGCGAGCAACCTTAACAATCTCGTTGTAGAACGAGGTAGGGACAGGAGCACCAGTGCTTGATCCAGTGATAGCGCGGAACTCGTGACCACGAATCTCACCAGCAATCATCTTACGAAGAATGTCGCCTTCAGTGTCAGTAACAGAAGCACCAGCAAAGTTAACTGCCGCCTTCTGCACTGCTTCAGCAGTCTTAGCTTCACGCTGCTCTAGTTCGATTAGTTCATTTCTTTTGTTGATGTCAGCAGTTAGAGAAGCATACTTTGCCTCATCTTCACCAGACCATACACCGCCACGAGCTTCAACTGAATCAATCAGTTCCTTAGCTTCATGCCATGCTTTAGCCTTTGCATCAACCTGTTTAGCAATAAATTCGCTCATTAGGTTTGTTCCTTTCAAGAACATAATGTTTTAAGGGGATTGTTTTTGATTCAGAGATAAACTCACATAATCAGGTCAGGGGATAAACGCGCCTAACAAGATTAACCCTACACCATAAAAGATTATTCCCGATAAAAGAAAACCCTACAGGTCAAAGACAGCTTGTCTATCTGTAGGGCTTCAAGAACATTATAGTAAAAGAAAACCCCCTGGGACAAATCAGGGGGAAAGAAATAGTATTCTTTTTTAGCTTCCAACACAGGAAGTCAATTCAATTATACTCTCTGCATCAACAAATCTAACTGCTTCTTCTTCATATCTAAAACAGCAGCAGGATTAGTAACTTCAGGATCTTGCTTTAAAACTTTGCCTAGAGTATCAGTCAAAAGTTCACCCTGTCGCTCAGTCAATTCATCGCCTGACTCTAACGCTAAAAGCGCATCAGTTAGTTCTTCAGCACTCACGCCTCGAATTTCAGCAAGTCGAGAAATCTTGTCTGCAAGTTCAGTCATAGCTCTAACGCTAGCAGTTCCCTCTGTCGCTGTATAGGCTGCAAATGAAACAAGGCTTGTTTCGTGGATGTTTACACGCTTCAAAATACGCTGATCAGCACTAGGCCATTCATCACCATTCATAGGCACTCTGAAACCAAAACTGAAGGCATTGACATCGCCACGCTTGATAAGAGTTGCAGCATCACGCCCCGCTTGAGTGTCGGGCAATGAACACTCTATGAGTAGGCCATGAGCATCTTCAGTCAAAGTCAGTGTGCCTGCACGAGTTGAACCTAGAACAATACCTGTGTCGTGATTCCACAACATCTTGATGTCGTTACGAGAATTGATTGAATCTCTAAATGCTCCAGGTGCAATAGTTTCAGTAAAAGGCAAAGGCTGACTAGGGCTATTGAATACTGCTGCATAACCTCTAAGAGTCATGCCATCACCTTCTTGGCGAATCTCCAAGTCACGCACAATCTGTCTGCGCTCAATCCCCTTAGTTACACGCTCACCACGCTTAGCCAAAACTGCGACCTGAGTAGGGTCAATGAAACGAACACTATCCATCTGAATGCTAGAAGGCATGCCCATTACCTGCTCATTCATGTAACCATCTAAACCAGTCATATCACTTGCAGCTTCATCAGTCGGCTGAGCAGGGTCATGCACCTCATCAACTTCTTCAATGTCAGTCGCATAAGCGTTACGCAAATCATCACCAATAACAGTGCCCAACTGCCAATGCCACTTAGAGAAACGATCCTGCAAGTCAGCTAAGAAATTATAGATACCCTGCTGATTCAGATCATCTGCACAATCAAGAGTTGTAACAATCTCTTTCAACAAAATTTCGTTAGCCTTATAGACAGCCAAAGACAGTTGAACAGGGTCACCACCAATAAAAGTCGCATCAATCTCAGTTTCAGCAACAAACTCTGGAAGCGTAAACTTAGCATCAACATCTAACTTACGAATGTTCTCGGCAGTAGCATCAATTGCTGACTCATAATCTTCATAAATCTTTTGAAAAAACTTGTGAAACTGTGGAAACAAAACACCCTTAACATTCCAGTGAGCACCATGAGCCAAGAACTTAGCAGACACAAGGTTAGCCATCAGGGAACAGAGTTCTTCAGCCAAATACTCTTTAGTAGGCTCAAGTGCTTCAACAGCGACAGGCTCAACTTCTTCCATGTAACTATCCCTAGTCTGAGTCTTATAGTCAATAGTTTTAGGGTCAAGAACTTCCTGCACACCCGCAGACTTATAGGCTGCACGAGCTTCAGGGTTATTATCCACAGCGAACTTCACATTCTCTCCATTACTA